CTACAAAACCGATGCGGGGCTGATTAAAGCGCACCCGGCGGTAGCCATGCGGAACGACGCGGCGCGTCGGATGCAATCGCTATTAGCAGAATTCGGCATGTCGCCTTCCAGCCGATCTAAGGTCAACGCAGCGGATGACGACGGCAAGGCCGATCCGGCGGCGGAATACTTTGGGTAAATATGGCGGGGAAAGTTGATCCGGCCACGGCCTACGCTCAAAAGGTCAGCGCCGGAAAGATCGTTGCGGGGCCGCATGTGCGCGCGGCGTGCGAAAGGCACCTTCGCGATCTTGATGAAGCGGGCAAGCGCGGGCTGGTCTGGGACAAGAAGGCGGCGGCGCGGGCGCTAGGTTTTTTCCCTGACGTGCTGCGGCTTAGTGAAGGGCAGTTCGAGGGCCAGCCTTTTGAGTTGCACCCGGCGCAGGAGTTCATTGTCGGGTCAGTCTTTGGCTGGAAGCGCAAGGATGACACGCGGCGGTTTCGCCGGGCCTATATCGAGCAAGGCAAAGGTAACGGCAAATCACCGCTCGCGGGCGGGATCGGGCTGTATGGGCTGGTCGCGGACAGTGAGCCGGGCGCGCAGATATTCGCGGCTGCGGCTAAGATGGATCAGGCGCGCATCCTGTTCAATGATGCGGTGGCAATGGTTCGCCAGTCACCGGCGCTGGAGCAACGGCTGACGCCGACCGGGATCAACCCGGTGAACAACTTGGCTTGGATGGAAACGGGCAGTTTCTTCCGCCCGGTCGGGCGCGACACCGGCAAGACCGGCTCGGGGATGCGGCCGCATTTCGTTCTGATCGACGAGCTGCACGAGCATCCGAACCGCGACACGCTGGAAATGCTTGAGCGCGGTTTTAAGTTTCGGCGCAACCCGCTGGTGTTCATGATTACGAACAGTGGTTCAGATCGCAATTCGGTCTGTTGGGAGGAACACGAACACGCGGTCAATGTTGCGCACGGCGAAGTCGAGGACGACACGACGTTTAGCTATGTTTGTGCGCTTGATGATGACGATGACCCGCTTGAAGACCCGACATGCTGGATCAAGGCAAACCCGCTGCTGGGCGTGACGATTACGGAAAGCTACCTTGCGGATGTAGCGCAGCAGGCCAAGGCGATACCAGGCAAGGCCAACGGCATCAGGCGGCTGCACTTCTGCCAGTGGACCGACGCCGAGACGGCATGGATCAGCCGGGAGCTTTGGGAAGCCTGCGAAGACCCGGCCATGGCGCTGGACGAGTTCGAGGGGCAGGAATGCTGGTTCGGTCTCGATCTCGGCGCGACGAAGGACATGACGGCGCGGGTGCAGGTGTTCCGCGACGGGCAGACAGAAAGCGGCGATCCAAAGTTTGCCATGTTCGCGCATGGATACACACCTGCCGATACACTCCAGGCGCGGGTGCGCGAGGACAAGGCCCCCTATGACGTATGGGTCGAGCAGGGGCACCTGACGGCCACGGATGGAAAGATCGTCCGTTTTGATCAAGTCGCGTCTGACCTGGTGGACTTGGCCGGGCGTTTCGAGGTCGCGGCGGTGGCTTATGACCGTTGGCTGATCCGCAATTTTGAGCAGACGCTGGACGAAATGGGCGTGACCCTGCCGCTGATTGAGCACCCGCAAGGGACGAACCGGCGCAAGGATTCTCCGCTCTGGATGCCTGACAGCATCAATGAGTTTGAGAAGCTGTTGCTTGAGGGGCGGCTTCGCATCGCGGTCAACCCGGCTTTGCGTTCTGCGGTGGCATCCAGCACGTTCTGGATGAGCCCGGCGGGGCTGCGGCGGTTCGAGAAGCAGCGCGCAATGGCGCGGATCGACTTGGCGGTCGCGGCGGCAATGGCCGTGGGTGCGGCTGTCAGCAATGAGGACGAGCAACCTTCGGTGTATTCCGAGCGCGGCGCTCTGATGATGTGAAAGGGGCGTCATGGGCTTAATGAACTGGCTGCGCTCGCCCCAAGCGGCAACGCAGAGCAAGAGCGGCGGCAAGGATATAAGCACGTCTCGGGAACTTGAGCAGGCTATTCGGCAGGCCAGCATGGGGAGCGGTGCCGGGGTTGCAGTAACGCCTACCACGGCGATGCGTGTCGCGGCGGTTTATGCATGTGTGCGGCTTATTTCTGGCGCGGTGGCAAATCTTCCCCTGCACATCAAGCAAAGGGTAAGCAGCGACGTTCGCGAGGATCGGACTGATCACCCGCTCTGGAATGTTCTGCGTCGGCGTCCGAACTCTTGGCAGACGCCGTCACAGTTTCGGCGGATGATGCAAACGCACCTGCTATTGCGGGGCAATGCTTATGCGATGATTGCGCGCTCACGCGGTGAGGTGGTTGGTTTGATCCCGCTTGACCCTGATCGAATGAGGATCGAGCAGGGCGACGACATGGTGTTGCGCTATGAGTATCGCCGCCGTGATGGGGGCCTTGTGCGTTTGGCGCAGTCCGATGTGATGCATTTGGTGGGGCTAACGCTCGACGGCGTCAACGGCGTATCTGCTATTACCTATGCGCGCGAAACGATTGGCTTGAGCCTCGCGCAGGAGAACCACGGCGCGACCACGTTCAAAAACTCGGCGCGCCCAAGTATCGTTATGAAACACCCCGGAAAACTGGGGCAGGAAGGCCAAGAAAACTTGCGCGCCAGCCTTGATGCCTACCGGGCAGGCGGCGAAAGCGAAGGCAAGGCGCTGATCCTTGAAGAAGGCATGGACACATCGCCGCTGTCGATGACTGCCGAAGATGCGCAGTGGATCGAAAGCCGGAAGTTTTCGCGGACTGACATCGCCATGTTTTTTGGCGTGCCGCCACACATGATCGGGGACACGGAAAAAAGCACAAGTTGGGGCACAGGCATTGAGCAGCAGTCCATCGGTTTTGTAACTTACACGCTGGAGGATCATCTGACGACTTGGGAAGAAACGATCAACCGTGATCTGATCACCCGCCCTGAGATCTATTCAAGGTTCAACCGCAAGGCGCTGATCCGTGGCGACATCAAGACCCGCCAAGGTTTCTATACCTCGATGATGCAGTGGGGCGTCTACAGCCCGAATGAAATCCGTGCGCTTGAGGACGAGAATCCGCGCGAGGGCGGCGACATCTACTATGACCCGCCGAACACCGCAGGCGGCGAAGGAGAACGCAATGACGATCAAAGCACTTCCTGACATCAAGGCCGCGCGCCTGCCTGAGACATTCGCGTTCGAGGCGGATCACGACGCCTTGAGCAAGTGGTCGCCAGGTATCAGCGCGGCGCAGTCTCCAGAGAACACAATCAATATTCTGGATGTGATCGGCGAGGATATCTTTGGCGAGGGTGTCACATCGCGCCGGATTTCTGCTGCCTTGCGCCGGATTGGTGATCAGGAAGTGTTTGTGGACATCAACAGCCCCGGCGGTGATTTCTTCGAGGGGGTCGCGATCTACAACATGCTGCGCCAGCACAGCCAAAAGGTGCATGTCCGCATCCTCGGGCTTGCAGCGTCAGCCGCATCGGTGATCGCCATGGCGGGCGATGATATCCAGATTGGGCGTGCTGGTTTCTTGATGATCCACAATGCGTGGGTGATCGCCATTGGCAACCGTCACGACATGGCCGAAGCGGCTGCAATTCTGGAGCCATTCGATGATGCAATGGCCTCGGTCTATGCCGCGCAGGCGGGTGTAGAGAAATCGCAAGCCGCTGAATGGATGGACAACGAAACATGGTTCAACGGTGATCAGGCCGTCGAGGTTGGGTTGGCGACGGCCCTCTTGCCGAACGACGCGATAACCGAGGAGAGCGCCCAAGCGCGCGCCCCGAAGAATGCCACCAAAAAGGTGGATGCATTGCTGGCGAAAGCTGGCCTTCCTCGCGATGAGCGCCGTAGCCTCATTGGCGAGGTCAAGACTGGTCCTGCCGTAGCGGATCAGAACCGCCCTGCCGTAGCGGGCGACGATTGGACGGCTGCCGCGCAGTCGCTCATCAACTCAATCCGGTCATAAAGGAGACTCCCATGACCAAGATGGAAAGCCCGCGCAAGGCGCGCGGGATCGTCGCCGTGCGCGCAGATGCAAGCGGCGACCCCAAAGCAGTTCTTGCCGAAATGCAGAAGGCGTTTGAAGCCTTCAAGCAGGAACACACTGAAGAACTGGAAGCCGTGAAAAAGGGTCAGGCAGATGTGGTCAAATCCGAGAAGGTGGACCGCATCAACTCGGAAATCACGTCGCTGCAGAAGTCACTCGACGAGGTGAATCAGACCATGGCGGCGCTGCGCGTCGGCAGTGGTGCTGGCACTCAGGTTGACCCGGCTAAGGCAGAGCACGCCAAGACATTCAACAAGTGGTTCCGCAAGGGTGACCGCGCTGTCGATGCCGATCTGCATGAACTGGAGGTCAAGGCCGCGCTTTCGACCGACAGCGACCCGGACGGCGGTTATCTGGTGCCCGAGGAGATGTCGAACGAGATTGACCGTGTGGTCGGCACCGTTTCGGCAATGCGCGATCTGGCGACTGTGATGACTGTCGGCACGGACACCTACAAGAAGCTGGTGAACATGGGCGGTGCCGGGTCCGGCTGGGTGGGAGAGAAAGATTCCCGCCCCGAGACGGACACCCCGACGTTGCGCGAGCTGATCTTCAACGCGCAGGAGCTTTACGCCAATCCGGCGACAACTCAGAAGGCGCTGGACGATGTCCGGTTGGATATCTCGGCTTGGTTGGCCAATGAAGTTTCCATCGAGTTCGCAGAGCAGGAAGGCGAAGCGTTCATTTCCGGCAACGGCGTGAACAAGCCGCGCGGTATTCTGGGCTACGATACCGTGGCGAACTCGTCCTATGCTTGGGGCAAGATTGGCTTCACCAAGACGGGTGTTGCGGCTGCGCTGACCGATGGGTCGAACAACGGTTCCGATGCTCTCATCAGCCTTTACTATGCGCTGAAGCAGCAGTATCGCAATGGTGCTTCCTGGCTGATGTCCGATGCGGTGATGGAAACCGTCCGCAAGTTCAAAGACGGCGACGGCACCTATCTCTGGTCCCCGGCGACGGCGGGTGGCGAGGTTCCGACTTTCCTCGGCAAGCCGGTTCCGAAGCCATAAAGCTGCTCAAGGTCGCGGCCTGATCTTTGCGGGCCAGCTGACCCTGGCCCGTTCCCTTTCACTCTTTCACGAGGATGAACCCATGAAAGACATGCACTCTGGTGTGAAGGTGGAGACGGCAATCGCCGCTGCCACCTTGAGCGCAGACAACACGCCTCCGGCGGTTGATCTGCAAGGCTTCAACGCGGCTGAAATCGTCCTTGCCATTGGCGCGGGCGGCATTACGTTCAGCGGCACAAACAAGGTTGAATTCAAGCTAACACACAGCGACGACGATTCCACCTATACGGCGGTTGATGTGGGCGATGTGCTTGGCGTGGCCAGCGTCGGCGATGGCGGGATCGTCAAGTCCTTGACGGCAGCGCACGCAACAGCGGCGTCTTATCGCTTGGGCTATGTCGGCGGCAAGCGCTACATCAAGCTGCTGGCCGATTTCAGCGGCACGCATGGCACCGGGACGCCAATCGCGGCGGTTGCCGTTCTTGGTGCGCCCTACGATGCACCCATTGCGGATCAAATCTGATGATCCGGCCCGTCCAGATCAGCGCCCCGGCTGCTGAGCCGGTGACGCTTGCGGACGTCAAGTCGCACCTTCGTGTCTTTCACACGGACGATGACGCGATGATCGAAAGCCTCATCACGGCGGCTGTCGCTGATCTGGACGGGTATGCGGGTATTCTTGGCCGCTGCATGGTGAGCCAAGAGTGGCAGCAGGATTTCAAAGAATGGGATTGGCGGTTTCGGCTGCCATTCCCGAATGTCTCGACGGCTACGATCACCTACAAAGATGCTGATGATGCGCTGCAGACGGTCTCAGCAGATCAGTTCGAGATCGTCGAGACGCATCGTGGCGCGGAGATTGTTTTCAAGGATGCCTTCAAAGAGCCGAGCACCTATGACGATGCGCTTGCACCAATCAGTGTGACTTTCACGGCGGGATATGGTGGCGCTTCTGATGTGCCGCAGGACATCAAGATTGCGATCTGGTTGATGGTGCAACTCGATTACGACCAGCCTGATCCGCAGAAGTCTGCGGCGATCCAGAAGGCAATAAGTTCAAAAATAGAAAAACACCGCTGGGTTAAGGTATGATTGCCGCTCGTCTTTATGAAAGCGTTGCGTTTGACGAGCCGACAGGCACGGCTGATTCGTTTGGCGGGACATCAGTATCGTGGACAGAGCGACATGCATGCCGGGCAGAAATATTTTACGGCAAAGGAGATGAAAGCTTAAAGGCAGCGCGACAGGCTGGGAGAAAAGCATACAAGCTGCGAATAAGGTCTTGCACGGCAGCGCGCTCAATAACTGAGGATTACCGGATGCGCGATGTTAGACGCTCGACTGTTTGGAATGTAACAGAGGTCGACGCCATCACTGAAAGGTCATGGATTTATCTCGTTATTGAAGGGCCGGTGATTGATTGATCTTTGGCTTGAATTTGAAGCACATGGAAAGGGCAGCATATGGCTGATAAGTTCACATACCACAGCGCAGGCCTAGAGTCTCCAGCGATCAGTGCAGCGATCGTCACTCCAAATGACAGCGCCGACCTTGAATTCGTTTCAAGAGGACTCGTCTTAAGTGCAGCAGGAACTGTCACTGTTGATATGCTTGGAGCTGGAGAAAATATAGCCATTCCACTTCAGGCGGGCTGGAACCCAATTCGGGTGAAGCGCATTTATTCAACAGGGACGGACAGCATTACTATTGTTTCTGTTTGGTGATGGGATCTAAAACTTGGCTGTAAAGTTTGAAGTAGATGGGTTGAAAGAGCTTGAAAAGGCTTTGCTCGAATTGCCAAGAAGCACATCAAAGGGCGTTGCGCGGCGTGCAATGCGCGACCAACTGAAGCCTGTTGCCTTAATGGCAAATGCTCTTTGGCCCGGTGCTGATGATGATGTTGTTAGAATAGCATCAAAAGTGAATCGAGGACAGAGAGGGCCAAAGGAAGGTCGCAGCATAGTCAATCTTTTCATTGGCGTCCCTTCAGGAAAAACAGGAACACCGCATGCGCACTTAATTGAGTGGGGCACGGGGCCGCGTTTTCATAAGAACGGACGAGCAACAGGCGCAGTATCTCCTGCGCCATTCTTGCAGCCTGCGTGGGACGCAAACAAGAGGCGCATATTGCGCGGTCTGGCAAAGTCGCTTTGGCAGGAAATCGTCAAAACGCAGGCGCGCAGAGCCAAAAAGGCTGGTAGGTGATGGAAGAAGAACTGTTCACCTTGCTCTCTGCTTCTTTAAGCTTTCCGATCGCATGGGGGAGCTTGGGAAGCGGGACATCTTTTCCGAGGGCTGTCATGTATCGCACTTCGGCAGTCAGGGAGATGTCCTTGAATGGCTTGGGGCCAATGACTACACGGGTGCAAATAGACTGCTACGACCAGACTTACGCGGGTGCCATAGCGTCAAGTCGTGCCGTGCGCTCGGAGCTTGAAGGATATGCTGGCGGGACAATTCAGGGCGCATTTCTAGACACCATTCGAGATGGTTTTGAAGATGATGCGGATTTTGTTTATCGCGTCAGTTTGTCTTTCGTAATAACCCACACCGCTTAAAGCGGACTATTCTTAAGAAAGGAAAACGACATGGCTACCAAGCAAAGAATTGTCTGGGGCTCAACAGCTGAGTGGTCCGAGGACGATACGACTTATAGCTCGATCGCAGAAGTAAAAGCCCTTGCAGTTCCGACTGTCGAGATTGAATATCTTGATGCGACAACTCTGGATAGCACTGGCGGCTATCGTGAATATGTGGCTGGCTTGAAAGATGCAGGAGAAATCACAATCCCTTGTGGATACACAAGCGGCGTCTATAATTCTGCAATCGGGTATCAAAATAATGGCACGCTGATTTATTTCCGTACAACCATGCCGCTCGAGACAGGCCAGACAACGACTGGCGACGTCTTCCAATTTACAGGATATGTTCGCCCTGTCCTTCAGCAAAACGCGATCGGCGAACTGATTGGCCTTGATTTGGTCATTCGCATCTCTGGTGCGCCCACTTTCACGGAAGGTAGCTGATGATTGCCGGTGTAAATATAGAGGTCGACGGGAGGGCCTATTCCCTTCGCATGACGACGCGAGCAATGATGTCCATTGAAGATCATTTTGATAAATCAATTCCGGACGTTTTGTCTGATATGGAAGAAAATCCATGCATTGGCACGATCGTGGTAATTCTGCGTGAGTGCATGGCAAATGGCGATGGTGTGGAAATGAAAGTTGCGCAAGATTTTGTAGATGCAATTGGGTTTTCACGAGCTGGTGAGTTGCTTTCAGATACTGCAAGTGCGGCTTTCCCGGAGGCGTCTGAAAAAAACGTAAAGAGGGCGGGCCGAAAGAAATAGATTGGCCCGCCCTCCTTGATCAATGGGTCTTTGCTGGGCAATCCCCAACAACTTTCTACAGCACGACGTTTAGGGAGATGGAAATAATCATCCTGGCATCCCATCGCAGGATGGAGCAAGAGGCATGGGTCATTGCTGTATATTCAAGGTTTGCATATCACAGTCCGAACGAAATGCCAGACAGCCCGAGCGAGAAGCAAAAGATAGAAGAAAATTCCGCGTCAGATATTGCTTATGTGAAGGCTTGGATGCGGTCGATGGCAGGATGTTCAAATGGCAGTTGAAATTGGTGCACTCAGGGCACTCCTATCGCTTGACAGTGCCGCATTTGAGACTGGTGCAGCGCGCGCCAAGGCTTCAATGTCGAATCTCAAAAAAGCAGTTAGTAAAACTGGTGCGACAGTTGCGGCAGTCGGTAAAAAAATGGCTATCGGCTTTGCTGCCGCAACCACAGCCGCTGCCTTTGGCGCTGCTGCGGCAAGTAGAAATCTGACGGAGCTTCAAAATCAAGCAAGGCTTGCAGGACTTTCTGCGCAAGATTTCAAAATTCTTTCTCTTGCTTCAAAAAATCTTGGCATTGAACAGGAGAAACTGTCAGACATTCTCAAGGATGTGAACGACAAATTCGGAGATTACGCCCAAACCGGCGGCGGGCCGCTCAAGGACTTTTTTGAGGAGATCGCACCAAAAGTCGGCTTGACTATTGATTCATTTAAGGAGCTTTCGTCTTCGGAAGCTCTGCAGCTTTATGTCTCTGCACTTGAGGAGGCAAATGTATCTCAAAAAGATATGACATTTTACATGGAGGCGCTTGCTAGTGATGCTACAGCGCTAATACCGCTGTTCAAGGACAACGGAAAAGCCATGAAAGAAATGGCAGCGCGCGCCGAAGAATTAGGGCTAACTCTTGACAAAAAAACGATTGAATCAGCGGCAAAGGCACGTGAACAATTTTCAATTGTTGCTGACATTTTAAAAACTAAGCTAGCGGTAGCATTCTCTGAAATGCTTCCTGTTCTCACTGAGCTTGCAGAGGCGGCAATCCCTCTCCTTGTAAAGGCGATGGATGCGATTAAGCCTATCATTGAAATCATAACTGATTTGCTCCGGGGTGATTTTGCAGCTGCTTTGGATTCAATGTCTGAAATAGCTCTAAATGTTGCCAGTTCCATTCGATCTGCACTTGCTGATTTGGTTCCAATGGCGAAGGAAGCAATAGCAAAAATGGGTGAGGCCATCATCGAAGCATTGAGAGGACTTGCCGGGCGGATAATTGAGGCGGCTGGAAATCTTGGTCGTGATCTTGTTGATGGATTGAAGGAGGGGATTAACAGGCGCATTGATGGAGTTAAAACATCAATCACAGGTGCAGCAGACAAGGTTACTGGTTTTTTCAAGGGTGCTTTTGAAACGCGCTCGCCTTCTAAAGTGTTCATGCAGATTGGACGCGACCTGATTGATGGTCTTGGCCTTGGCATTAAAGAAACAACAGACGGCGTTCGTTCTATTTCAGAAAATTCCGCGATGCACGTGTCAGCGCCTTTCAAAAAGGTCGCAGATGCAATCTCTCAGGCGATAGTGCACAGCAAGGACTTGGGCGAGGCGTTCCGAGGTGTTGTGCGGCAAATGGCGGCTGACCTGATTTCATCCGGACTGACATCGCTGCTTACGCAGGCTTTCAGCGGGCAGGTTAGCGGCGGAGGCTTTTTGTCCGGGCTGTTCGGCGGCTTCCGCGCGGCTGGCGGACCAGTTTCATTTGGAAAGGCTTACGTCGTCGGCGAGAGGGGGCCGGAATTGTTCATGCCGTCTGCTTCCGGGAAAATCATTCCGAACGGCGTGGGCGGGCCGGTGGAAATTCGAGTATATTCGGAGCCTGGAACGGTCGCTCAAATCGCACGTAACGAGGCCGGCAGGCTTAATACTCATGCGGATATTGATAGCGTCACGGCGCGGATTGGTACTCTCTTGCAAGCTGGCAGAACATTCTACGTGACAAATACGGCAAGGCCGGGGCCGAAGGAAGACCCAGAAGGCACAGCTTTGGGGGCATCAACAGTCACGGTTTCCAGCGTAGACAGTGACAATTTAACAGTAAATCTCGCAGGACTTCCGAACAACTACACAATTTCTCAGGGCGATTTTATGTGCTGGGAATACGGGACAAGCAGTGTTGCTCTCCATCAAGTCTCAGTTGGTGATAGTTCTGGACCTTCTGGCACCACGGCAACTGTAGAGGTCTCGAGCTTCGTGCGCGGCACGCCGACAAGCAACGTCACGCTGATCGCGCCGTATTGCAAGGCCGTCATTTTGCCGGGGTCGGTTTCCGCTCCAACGATATCGCCGGTAATTTCATCCGGCCTTACATTTGCTTGGAGGCAAACTTTGCAATGACGGAATGGAGCAATAGCGCAGCGCAAACACTTCTGGAGGCCCGCACGGGCCACGCCTTGCGGGTTGCCGTTTGGATTGAAGCCCGAAACAGATCGGACAACTCAACAGAGACATTTGGCATGTGGTCGGGCGACAATGATTTGGCTGCAACAGTTGATGGCGATAGCAGAAATTACTACGCCTTTCAGGACAACCTTATTCCGCCGGTCATCTCATATCGAAAAGGCACGCAAATTCAGACGGCAGAATTGATGGTTTATGGTGTTGCGCGAGATGAAATGCGGACCCTTTTGGAAACCTATGATGCTAAATTCGCCCCGATCGAAATACATTCCATGCTTTTCCCGCCGGATTATTCAGCGCGGTACACAAAGCGTGTTTTTAAGGGGTTCATCAATGAAATCACTCTGACGAGGCCGGGGCAGGGTGGTGAAAGCACCGCAAGAATGTCTCTCGTGAGTACGGCGCGCAAAGGCACTACGTCGATGGATGCAAAGAAATCTGATGAAGCACAACGGCGAAGGCTGCTTCCATCCGGTGATCCGGACCTATTCCGGCGCTATGGATCTTTGGGCAACGTGTCCGCGGATCGCATTGGGGCGCAGAACTGATGCGGGAAAAGGGATGGCAGATAGCTTTGAGCGCTTATATCTCAGAGTGCAAGCGATCATCGTTTGAGCCGGGCAAGTTGGACTGCGCGCTATTTGCGGCAGGCGCGGTCAAGGCCATGACTGGCAAGGATTTAGCCAAGGGCTATCGCGGGTACAAGAGCCTTCACGGTGGGTTCCGCAAGCTGCGAGAAAAGGGCTTTGCTGACCATATCGAATTAGCCGCGGCACATCTGGAAGAATGCGGCCCAGCGTTTGCGCGGGCGGGGGATTTGGCAGTTGTTGACGGGGATGATGGCGAGGCAATCGGCATCGTTCAGGGGCGGTTCGTCTATGTGATGACACCGGGCGGCGTGGGGCTTGTCTCGCGCTCCAAAATAAAGAAGGCGTTCAGGGTCTAATGGCATCAGTTGCGGCAAATGCGATTATTGCGGGCCTTGGCGGGGCGGCTGCAATCGGCACCATCGGGGTTGCGGCGGTCCAGATTGGCGTTGGCCTTGCGGTTACTGCACTGTTCAGCGCTGCGCAGCGGTCAAGCATTCCAAGCGCACCAGAGCCTGGCATCCAAACAACAGCCACCACTCAGGGAGACATAACACCCCAGTCATTCATCATCGGGACATATGCGACCAGTGGGAACCTTACAGCGCCGTATTTCAGCCACACGGCAGACCTAGACCCCGGTTATGGCAAGCGGCGAACGCACATTTACGACTTGTCTGATTTGCCCGTTGATGACCTTACGGGCATTATCATCGACGGCCAATATTTCGACATTGCAACGGAATTTAGCGCCACGCCAT